AACGTGTGAGACTAGTATTCAAACCCCGAAAGATAAGTAATTATAACCCTTCTTCGTATTTGATACATGTATTGAGCGTATAAACGTGATACGGCAAGGTTTCGCAAATTGTTTCTGTTGGTCGAGGCATAGGAGACAGGTTTTTTTTTGCGTAAAAAATATGATTCCCGACTTGCTTTGTATAACCTAAGTTATCGATCCAGTATGGAGTGACATATTGTGCATGATAGTGTGTTACGTTATTCCCGACCACAGATATATATTGTCCATCTTCGATCATCATTTTAGCGAGTGCCTTTGATCTTTGAAACGCTTGAGGTTCTGTTGGCGTATCGGACTTTCCATCGCACCACCAGCTGAACTGACAACCTTCGCTATTGTCTTGAAGAACAACTTCGCAGATTGTGTTTGGATAATGCGGCGAGGCCACTCTGTTAAGAGTAACCTCGGCAACGGCAAGTTGACCGGCGATGGGTTCTGATCGAGCTTCAAAGTACATGTTAAGTGCAAGGCAGAGTAAGGCCGTTTCAATCATTTTTGGTTTTCCTCTCTGCGTTCTTTTTGTTTTTTAATTCCTTCGCTGTTTTTATTTTGCTTCTGCTAATGGAGCTTCCATACCGGGATCTTAATTCAATTTTCTTTAGTGCAAACTCTTCTGCTATTGTTTGTTTTGTCATGTTTGTTCCTCATGGTTTATTATTGGAAAGGGTACAACGTTATTTTCGTTGTTGATTTCTTTCTTTTTAATGGATTGAATAAAGCTTCGAGCAACCCCGAAACTTAATCCAGTGAATTCTTGGAGTTTTCTAACAGCCTGTTCATTTGTTAGAAGACCTTTTTTATAGTCTACCAAGACATCAAGACTTTGGGCTATGTCTTTTTTATTTCTAGCCATTCTCTTGCTTTTTCTCCTAGTACTTGAGCACTTATGTTAATCTTTCCCCGAAGAGCTGCAACAATTTTCTCATCGATTGTTTTATCGCAAATCAGGTCCACATAGGTAACTGGGTTTTTCTGACCAATTCTATGACACCGGTCTTCTGATTGAGATCGTGTGTCCAAGTTAAAGTCATTCGTATAATAAACGACAGTATTGGCCTCGGTCAGAGTCAGGCCACGACCTGCTGTTGCAGGATTTCCTACGAAGAACCGAAGGTCCGATGTTCGAGATTGGAAGTCCCGAATAACCTTTTGTCTTTCGTCGTCTGTAGTATCCCCGAAGAACGACGCTGCTGTTCCTTCCCCGAAAGTTTTATTCAGCTGTTTGGTGATGTGAATTATATCGTACCGAAACCGTGACCATATAATCATCTTTCCCGAAGTCTCACCACATATATCAAGGAGTGCGTCCAATCGTTGTGTTGGAAACTCTATAAGTTCGCCTTCATCGGTTTTTAAATACCCCGAAAGAATCTGTTGCAATCGAAGCATCTGCGTAATAACGGCTGGAGCCGTAACGAGTTCGCCATTGTCAAACATAATCATCGCTTGCTTTTGAATCTTCTTATACATGTCCGATTGTTCTTTAGAAAGTTCGATGTGCCTTGAGGTAAAGGTTTTATCAGGCAAATCCAGACAATCCTTTTTTAAAACCCGATAGCTAAACTCTTCGAGCTTCGTGGTTAGCTCGTCTATGTTTCGAAACCCGACAACCTTTTGAAAGGACAACGCACCCATCTTAACGCTTTTAAGAATTGCGTACCGTGCTTGAAATGCGTAGAAGGACGAGAACCCCAACATCTTTTCGCCTAAGAACTCGCATTGGGAATAAAGATCCATAGGTGTATTTGTTACCGGTGATCCCGTTAGAATTCTTTTGTACTTAAACAACCTGGACACTTTAATTAAAGCCTTGGTTCGCTTGGCCTTGTGATTCTTAATCGTTGTGGATTCATCAACAGCGATGAGTCCTTTGTCCCCGAACTTCTTGCCAAAGAATGTCCCCGACTCCCGACCTTTAATAGAGGAGTAGGCTTCGACGTTCATGACAAAGATTTTCATTTTTCCCGTTGCGTTTATCATACGCTTTATTTCAGCCTTGCGGCTCAAAGTCATTGGTGACTGCCAACTGGACATATACGTTGGTACGTCTTCCCAAAAATGAATCGGGATTTCCATCTCAACCCAGTTGCGATAAACGCCCTTGGGTGCTATGATAAGAGCGAAGTCTATTTCACCTTCTGTATAAAGTCGTGCGATATCATCAAGTAAAACCTTAGATTTACCGGTTCCCATTTCCATAAAGAACCCGAAAGATTTCTTCCCAGTACAACGCTCCAAAGCCGTTATTTGATGTCTATATGGTTTTGTTTTAAATTTGTAGTTGACTTTCATATATGTCCTCCCTTATGTTAAATATACGGTAATCATGAGATGCCGTCAACTGAAACTTAAACCTGAAGAGGATGTACTTGTCATGGTGACAGATATTTTTGATGAAAAGATGTTCGTGGACCCAACATCATTTAGCGGTGTTGATACGCAGACAATGAAGAACCTCTCCAACCTGGTTCAACAACTTAACAACGTTGTCAGCACGATTGCTGATAAAGAAGAAGAGTTGAAAGAACTTCGAGCGGAGAAGCAACGACTATCCATTGATATAATTCCACAAGTTATGGACGAGATGGGTACAGAACGTGTAGACGTTGAGGGGGGCTCGGTAAGTTTAAGACCGTTCATCTCCGCAAGTATTCCCAAAGATGAAGAGAAGAAGCAGAAAGCTTTTGATTGTTTGAGGGAGTATGGTTTGGAATCTATAATAAAGAACGATGTTGTTTTGACCTTTGAAAAAGGGGAAGACAATGTTGCCAAGTCACTGATAGCTGATTTGGAGCAAAAAGGTTTTGAACCCGAAACAAAAACACACGTTCATCCTTCAACATTAAAAGCAACTTTGCGTACTTGTGTTGAAGATGGGAAACCAATCGATCTTGATCCGTTCAATGCGTTTATCGCTAGAACGGCTGTTATAACTGCCAAATAGGAGGAATAGAAATGGCTAATGATTTAGAAAAGGGTAAGTCAAACTTACCAGCAGAACTTATGGACGATATTTTTGCGACAGCAGGTCAGGGGGTTGATTACGAAACCTCTGAGTTGCAGATACCTTTCGTTCGTGTAATACAAGCGTTATCTCCACAGATAAAACCGAAAGATCCTTTGTTTATCAAAGACGCGAAACAAGGAGATGCGTTCAACACCGTAACAGGCGATTATTGGGTTGGAGAAGAAGGGTTCGAAGTTGTGCCGTGTCTTCAACAAACCAAGTACTTGGAGTTTATACCAAGGGATCAAGGCGGTGGTGGATTTGTGGGAGAACTACCTTCCGACAGTCCAGAGATTGCGAAGGCTACGAGAACCGGTGGCAAAGAAACATTGCTCAATGGACACGAACTTGTCAAAACGGATCAGCACTATTGTTTGTTGCTTGGTAAAGATGGCATGTTTCAACCTGTTATCATCGATATGAAATCGACACAGTTAAAAGTGTCTCGTCGATGGAAGACACAAATTGCCATGCAGAAGATTAAGGCTCCTGATGGACAACTAAAAACTCCTGCACTTTTTGCTACGATATGGAAGTTTACAACCATAGAAGAAAGCAATGATATGGGGAGTTGGTTTAACTGGTCGATAGAAAAATCTAAGACGATTGACGACAAGTCTCTTTTTCTTGAAGCCATGAATTTCCGTAAATCAATTGAGAAGGGCGAAGCCAAAGCCGTCGTGGAAGATCACGGCGAAAAGGATGACGTACCGTTTTAATTAACCGGGGGAGAGAAATCTCCCCCTTTTTATGGAGAAGTATATGTCTGTGATAGACCGTTTTATGGCGGCATTTAAAGGGTCAGACCTTGCCCACGGACAAACAACGATTGGTAATAAAAGACGGAACGGAAAGACGGACGCAAAGAGTTTTATTGTTAAGCAACCACTAACACGAGACTTGATTGAGGAACACTTAAAAGGAAGTAAAGGTGTTGGGGCTATCCCGATTAACGACAGGAATATGTGTAACTTTGGTGTCTTGGACATCGACACATATCCAATTGAACATTTAGATATTCTTAAGAAGTGTCGGAAGTTGAAGTTACCATTGATTGTTTGTAGATCAAAATCTGGAGGAGCTCATTTGTTTTTGTTTATGAAGACAGAAACAACTGCGTCAGAGCTTCGAGATTATATGGGCGAGATGTCTGCGGCTTTAGGATATGCTGGGTGCGAGATTTTTCCGAAGCAGGACCAGATTCTTGCTGATCGTGGGGACGTTGGTAATTTTATTAACCTGCCGTACTTTGATGCTAAGAACACTGTTCGATACGCTATTAAAGATAATGGCGATGATATGACTCTGGAAGAGTTTTTAGATGAGGTGGACAAGAGACGAGCGACATTGTCCACTTTGGAGAAGATAGATTTTGGGACGCAAAGGGAACAATACTCTGACGCTCCTCCTTGTTTGCAGATGTTTTTGACAATGGGAATCCCCGAAGGCACGAGGAACAAGGTCATGTTTAACTGTGGTATTTATTTAAAACGCAAGTTCCCCGACTCTTGGAAGGAAAAACTAGAAGAAATGAATCAAAAACATTGTCTTCCGGCCTTACCAGCTTCCGAGGTTGTGACACTGCAAAACCAACTGGATAAGAAGGAGTACTTCTACACATGTAAAGACGAACCTATGGCAAGTCATTGCAACAAATCATTGTGTAAGACAAGAGCGTTCGGGGTTGGTGCGTCGGAAACGGCTCCTCAAGTTGGGGGCATGACTATTTTACTTTCTGAACCCCGACTGTACTTTCTTGATGTTGATGGAAAACGATTGGAGATCACAACAGAACAACTGCAAATGCCTATTCAATTCCAGAGGGCTTGCATGGAACAGATTAACTTTATGCCTCCATTGGTTAAGCCGAGTGATTGGCAACAGGTGGTAAACAATCTTTATGATAACGCAACGAAGATAGCGGTTTCAGAAGAACTAACGAGTGCAGGACAATTTAAGGAGCTTCTTGAGACTTTCTGCATGAGTCGGATTAGAGCTAAGTTTCCCGAAGAGTTGGCGGTTGGAAAGCCGTGGACCGAGGACGACACAACATATTTTACAATGAAAGGGTTACAGGAATACTTGAGGCAGAGAGGATTTACTTTATACAACAGGCCACAAATCCAAGAACGTTTAAAAGAATTGAACAACAATCAAGCGTGTCACGGACAGTATAAGGTAAAAACGGACGAGGGGAAATGGACAAACATAAGAGTTTGGTGGGTTCCTAGATTTGAAACAAGCGAGGTAGAAATACCTTTAAACGAAAAGGAGTTTGATGATGTCCCATTCTGAAGCATGGAAGGACAGAAAGTATATGAAGATTGGAGAGATAACGGATATGTTAAACGTGTCCCGACAAACCGTTTATGTATGGGTAGAAGAAAAGAATTTTCCAAAACCGTTTATCTTTGGAGATGCAACGAAAAATACCACTGTTCGTTGGTTGGATACTGATGTTAAACAGTGGTTAGATGCACTTCCGAGGGAGAAAAATGACTGAGAAACTTATACTCGGTCCCCCCGGATGCGGTAAGACCTACACACTTATAAACATCGTAAAGCAAGAATTACAAAATGGCACTGCTCCAGAGAGAATAGGGTTTGTGTCCTTCTCAAAGAAAGCTATTGAAGAAGCCAAAGCTCGAACAACAGTGGAACTTGGATTGTCAGATAGAGATGTACCTTGGTTTCGCACTCTGCACTCAACAGGATTTCAATGGATGGGAATGAAAGCAGAAGAAGTTGTTTCTCGTTATGATTTCAGAAAGCTTGGATTGCTACTGGGAATGGCTTTTAGCAACAACACAGCGGCAAGTCTTGCTGATGGCATTTTACCTGCGGCTGTTCAAGAGGGAAACAAGTACCTGGAGATGATTGGACGAGCCACACTTAGAATGCTTACGTTAGAAGAGCAATACAATGACGCTCGTAACTATGATTTAAGTTGGCCTATGCTTAAAAAGGTTAATGAGATCTACACTTTATATAAAGCTGAGAATAACAAATACGATTATACTGACATGATTCGATTGTTCGTGGAGCAAGGTACGTCCCCTTCTCTTGAGGTGTTGATTGTGGATGAGGCACAGGATTTAACTCCGTTGCAATGGAAGCAGGTTGAGGTACTAAAGCAAACAACAGAACGTGTTTGGTACGCAGGAGATGATGACCAAGCTATCCATCGATGGATGGGCGTTCGGGTTGAGCAGTTTATGGAAGCGTGTGATGAGGTTGAAATCCTAACGCAGAGTCATAGAGTTCCTTCGTCAATACACAAGCTTGCGAACAGAGTTGTAGGGAGAATAGACGTAAGGTTCGAGAAGCAATGGGCTCCGACCGAGCGTGAGGGCAACATTGATTATCATTCCTCATGGTACGATGTAAACATTGACCACGGTTCGTGGACTATTATGGCAAGAACCAATAAGATTATTGGCATGGTTGCAGAGGAGTTAAGGGAAAGCGGATACTTCTTTGAACGATACGGAGTGCCAAGCATAAGTCCCGATTACATGAGGGGCATTAATACTTGGAATACATTGATCGATGGAGTTTCGATTTCGTTGAGTGATGCTCATGCCTTATACCGGATTGTTCCAAAACAAGGCGAGAACGCTGTTATTAAACGAGGATCGGCAAAGACGTTAGAGTATGTGGATCCAGAGGCCATGCTAAGTTATGAGGACTTGGTGGAGCATCACGGTCTTATTGCTCCAAAGGACAGACACGCAAACAGCATTGTAAATATGTCTGATGATGATCAGAATTACATGTCGGCATTAATTAAACGAGGGGAGGATATAAACAAACCTAGAATTAAACTATCGACCATTCATGCAATGAAGGGGGGAGAAGATGACAATATCATGTTGTTTACAGAGTCAGCTTATCCTTGCGTGAACAGTAGGTTCCCTGACGACGAGCACAGGATTTTCTATACAGGCATAACAAGAACCAAAGAAAATCTGCATATAATAGAAACAGGCGCAAAGTACAGGTATGAAATATGAAAAGAGATGAAATACTACAAGAGGCAGAGCGAATGATCAATGGTCCGAGAGCCAAGGACTATGGTGATGCGTATCTTAATCATGAACGCATTGCTAAAATGTGGACGGTTTTATTGGGGCATGACGTTACCGTTGAGCAAGTATATATGTGCATGATTGCCGTAAAGCTTTCTCGGTTGATTGAAACACCAACGCACGAGGACAGTGCCATAGATATTTGTGGTTACGGTGCTCTGCTTGGGGAGGCATGTGATGGTCAAAAGTAGTAGCATGTTAGATTTCTGGGAACGTGAGGAACTTAATCTTATTGAAGTTGATTGGACAGCCCCTGACGAGTTTCCCGATTTAACAAAGTGTAAGTTTATGGCGATTGATTTAGAAACCTGTGATCCAAACCTTACGACCTTGGGGCC